GGGCTTTCTGAGACTAGGTCTCTGCACATACTCGTCGGTCTTGGACCCACGATGGTATGCACCACACTTGTGACGTGGGTCCTCTCAGGAGAAACCCATGAAAGCAAGAAATCGTAACCGTGGATATAAGATTGAAAAATCTATATATCCAGTTCCTCAGCAATACGGGGGTTCCGGCACTATACGTTGGACACAAGGTTATCCTAATAACGATCCTTCTCAGGATCCTATTATTTTAACTCGTCCTTCATTAGTTATCACAAACCTTGGTATTAATATCAAGGAGGGTGATTTGCCGGACCCAGACGTCATGTCTTCCGAGACATGGGGTCGTAAGCTGTCTTTTAGTGACTTTGGAGCCGTAGCTGAGCAGTTTGAGGATTTATTCCGCAAACAGCTCGATCCTTCCATCTGGGAGGAAGTCTATGGTTCTACGTCCTATAAGATACCTTTCGTTGAACATGATACTTATGAGTATATGGGTGATACCATTACTCCTAATTTCAAACAACGTCAGGGCAAGGAATTTATCGTTAATCCTTGTTTTTCGAGCAAGATCCGTTTTGCTCTTAAACCATCTGGAGCTCACAAATGGGAATTAGTTCTCAACAAAGTGTTGAGCACTAATACCATTTCGTTTAACTTCCAGTTGGTTCCAACAGGCTATGCGATAGGGTTACCTGCTCCTGCATATAGCGATATATTAGCTAAATGCGGACAGGCTAATGCAGACGATGCTGCTTCAACTTTTGCCAACGCTTTTGCGAAGGTTCAAGCTGGAGAGGCAGAGCTGCTTACGATTGCTGCCGAGTCAGGCAAGACTATTAACTATCTAAACAATAGAATAAGAAGTCTTGCTGGCATGCTCATCCATTTCAAGCGAAGTGCTTTAAAGCTTGATATAGATGCCATTGCCGACCTTTGGCTTGAGGTTCGTTATGCTATTAGGCCCCTTCTGTATGATATACAGAACGTGTCTTCGGCACTATCGAAAGGTTCTCTCGATACCGTTCGCACTTTTCGTGCTAGCGATAAAGACCAGAACTCTTCCTCTCATACGTATAGTAGTTACTACAGTGGCACCACGTTTAACGTGGAATACACTGTGACTAACATCGATACGTATACTGCTGGGGTTTATACTCGGCTGAAGTACGACTTGCCTGAGGTCCACACCTTTGGTTTGTTGAACTTCACCCAAACGGCCTGGGAACTAGTTCCCTTTTCGTTTATTGTAGATTGGTTCATTAATGTATCTGCCTTTTTGGCATCCATTAATCCGAACCCTATCTACGAGGTGGAGACAGGTTTTAGTACTAACAAACGTTTATCTTACGTTGTTGGCACGATAACGGCTACTCGCTCGGGGAAGGATCCGGAACAAAAGAATTTCTCTTTTGTCCGACAAACCTACTCCCGCAAGGAAACCGCTAGCCCGTCTCTTTTCAACATTGATGTGGAACTTAATGTTCCTAAATTAGTCGATCTCTTGGCTTTAGCCAGAAGATTCCTCTAGCATTCCTTGCTAGTGACTATAAACTTAAGGAAACATTGTTATGACAATAACTCTGAAAGATAGACTGGACGCGGATAAGGCTTATAGCCAATTTCGCATAGTAGGCGATCGTACCGAATATATCGGCCCCGATCATTCTGACGTTACAAAAGATCACTTGATTCTTTCAAGTGTGTCTCCGAAACGTACAGCTACTACTTACGGTAATAGACGATCTACTTTTAAAGTAGTTCGCTCTATTTCTGTAGCTACTCCTGATGGTGGTACTGAGCAGAAGGATGCTCGTATTGAAATCGCTGTATCTTTGCCCGTTGGGCTAAGTACAGACGATCTCGACGAGCTCCAATCTCGTGCCTTGTCCTTGCCTGATGCTATCTTTGATAGCTTCTTGCAAACGGGTCAGACACAGTTCTGATCTAATTCCTCCCATTAGGAGACTTTCATGCGAAAGTACTATAAACCGCGCAACATCTCACGACGTTGTGCAACCAATGTGATTGATCGTAAGATCGATCCTTGGTTTATCTTGCGCTCCTACGTAGAGGGCGCATTCGGTTCGCTTGGCTGGGATACTTCCTGCCGGATTCTCTCTGTTTCATACAGAGGGGATCTAGTGGGGTATCTCAGTCTTTGCGAGGAACTTGAGGCTGGTCTACAGAAGTTGACCAATTCTCGCTTTCCTGGCGAAATTTTCGCCATCCGACAGGTCTGTGGTTTGTTGAAGAAGTATCCCTTTCAACGGTCAACTTTACCTTGGGATCCTAAGGAGCGAGCCATTGCAAAATGGCGCGATTCTGAGGTCCAGTGTAAAGATACCAATGAAAGGTTGCGAGATCTCTCTCACGAGGATACTCCTTCGTGGGTTCCCCGAGCCCGGAAGCTTATTGCTTCTGTTCTCGGGAACCTTACACCTGATTGTTTGATGAATATCTTACGATCAGGCCACCACGGCCCTGGATCGACTTTAAGCTCTAATGGTAATAGGGTGACGCCATACTATAAGTATGCCGACCTCCCTTATACCGTTAGCTCTTCTTGTCGATTCTACGCCTACGCTGCTATCTCATCAGATCCGAAGTGGATTGATTTTCTTGAATCCACTGGTCGCCGTACGGAGATTCCTCCTGCAGGTTCGCCTCAATATCAAAAAGAGCTTATGCTCTTAAAAGATGTTGTGGTGGTGAGAGATAGTGATAAAGTCACGTTTGTGCCTAAGGACTGTCGTACTGACAGGCCTATTGCTGTAGGTGCTAGCTTAAATCTCTTTATCCAGTTAGGTGTCAAAGCCTACATGGAGAAACGACTTAAGCTCGTCGGTGTTGATCTTACTTCTCAAGAAACCAATCGCATATATGCGAGATACGGTTCCTCTAAGAGTAAGTCTCCCGACTGTCCGAATCAGTTTAGTACTATCGATCTTGCCTCGGCAAGTGATACTATTTCAACTGGACTCGTGAAGCTTCTTCTCAACGATGAATGGTTTTCATTCCTTGATGATATCCGACATAAATCGGGCACATTAGGGTCTGAAGCTATTTATTATGAGAAGTTCTCAGCAATGGGGAATGGTTTTACATTCCCACTAGAGAGTCTCATCTTCTGGGCTGTTTCAAAAGCAGCTATTGAAGATGCGGGTTCACGTTGTAAACGTGATGACATTGCCGTTTTTGGCGATGACATCATTATACGATATGAACACGTTGACGCAGTAATTTCAGCCCTTAATTGGTCTGGCTTTACGGTAAATACTGAGAAATCGTATTTATCTGGATTCTTTAAGGAATCCTGCGGTGAAGACTATTATCTAGAGCATAACGTTAGACCCTTTTACTTAAAAAGAGAGGTAATAACCTATGCAGACATTTATCACTGCGCTAATTGGATGTCTAAGAAGATACTTAGTTCCAATTTTAATACGCGTCTTAATAAAGTCTACGAGGCCCTTCTCGAAGAAATACCGAAGAAAGAAAGGTCCTATGGACCGATCTCCTCCGGAAAATTAACCTCCAAATCCAGATTTTCATCTGATATTTGTGAGGATCTTCTTGAAGTTCCCTTCAGATTTATGTCTAGTCAGGGGCTACGCCCCTGGTTAGGCATTTCTGAAAAGGAATCTCTAGTGCGATCTAAGCTTATGGAACCTGATGTATCCTTACACCAGTCTCCAGTAGCTATCCGTAGTTTTGTCGTTCCTGTCGCTTTTAAAGCTATGGGAAGGATTAACTACATGATCACGCTTCGCTCTCATGATGGAAGGCCTCCTTGGCCATCCTATAACATTCATGATTGCGAAACTAAAGCAATGGGTCGACACACCTCACGGCGTGATGCTGTCAAGGTCGTGACTCGGGTTCTGTC